CACAGAACGCGCACGGATTACGTCGGGCGGCAACTTGCTGGTGGGAAAAACATCATCGGATTTAGGAACTGCTGGTATAGAAATTTTTGGTGCAGGATATGGTCAATTTACTGCAAATAATGATGCGTCATTATTTGCAAACAGGCTAGGTAGTGATGGCGATGCTGTTAAATTTTATCGACAAACAAGTTTGGTTGGTTCTATTTCTGTCACTGCGTCTGCAACCGCTTACAACACTTCATCCGACTACCGCCTCAAAAACATCACCGGGCCGATTACCAACAGCGGCGCATACATTGACTCGCTCAAACCCGTGGAAGGCACATGGAAGGCTGATGGTTCAACCTTCGTTGGTTTGATCGCTCACGAAGCGCAAGAGGTCAGCCGTACTGAAGTCGCCACCGGAACCAAGGATGGCGAGGAAATGCAAGCCATGGACTATGGCAATTCGGAGTTCATCGCCAACATCATTGCTGAACTGCAATCCCTCCGCGCCCGTGTGGCGCAACTTGAAGCCAAGTAAGAAAGGAAACTGAAATGAACATCATCATCAACCAAATGGATCGCTTGTCCGTAGACGGATTCGTGACCGTGGTTCACTGGAGCGTTACCAAGACCTCCGGTGAATTCACTGCTTCTCAGTACGGCACCGAATCCTTCACTCACGAAGGCACCTTCAAACCTTTTGCAGAGCTTACCGAAGCTGATGTAACCGGTTGGCTTACAGAGCGTTGGGGTGAGGAAGGCGTTGCCGCTAAAGAAGCAGCATTGGATGCTCAATTGGCATCTCTTGCAAATCCGCCTGTGCTTTCTGGAGTTCCGTGGTAACATGTTATAGGCGCTAACAACGCCTGTTCATGTTAACGAAAGGACTTTTATGAACGACACTAAAATTGCATTGACGCTGCCCCTTGTGAACGCTGTGCTTCAATATTTGGCAACACGCCCCTATCAGGAAGTGTTTCAAATTGTTCAAGCTATTCAGGAGCAAGCAACTCCGCAGTTGCCAATGCCTGAAATTAAACCCGAAGAACAAGCGCAGTAATGGAGCCAATAAGCGGCATCCTCGCAGCAGTATCGGCAGCGAATGCCGCTTTTGGCGCTGTTAAGAAGCTTGTTGCTGCCGGTAGAGAAGTGCAGGATGTTGCCGGTCAGATTGGCAAGTGGTATGGAGCCTTTGGTGACTTCAACCGACTTGCCAACGAGAAAGCCAACAAAAAGCCGTCAGTCTTCAAACGCCTATTGCATGACGGGTCTGTAGAGCAAGAAGCCTTGCAGATTACCATGCATAAGCAGGCGCTTGTGAAGCAGGAGTATGAGCTAAAGATACTCATCATCGCTCATTACGGTGAGAATGTTTACAACGAGATGATCATGGAGCGCATCCGGCTGAAGAAGGAGCGCGAGAAAAGAGAGCGCGAGCATTATTTGCGTCAGCAGGCATTTATGCTTAATGTCAAATACGGCACAGGCATTGCATTTTTATTGACTGCTTTGTCTGGAATAGTTTATTATATTATAGTTTCTGTCCAAAAATGAGTCTAAAAAAACCTGCACCAACTGCCACTCGCTCGGAGAAAGAGGCGTATGTCAAAGCTCTTGCTGCGATTTCTATTAGCGTGTTTGCTCTACTCCTTGCTGTTACAAATTACTTTGCCGGGAGAAATTCCTCTGCTGTTTTGAATGGCACTATTAGCGCTAACAATTTGTGGACATGGTATGGTACCAAAAATGTTCGTGCGTCAATGTATCACATTGCTGCTGAACAGGGTGGTAAAAACGCAGACACATTTGATAAGCAAGCAATTCGTCTGCGTGCCGACATGGAAGAAATAGAGGCTAAGGCACGTGCTGCCGAAGCCACCAGAGACGCTGCCAAAACAAAGTCTCCGTGGTATTCGTATTCGGCAATGGCCCTACAACTTGCCATTGTGTTGTCGTCTGCTGCCATTTTGGCTGTGACGTTGTCTTTGTTTTATGTGTCATTGGGCGTTGGTGCCATTGGCACGGCTTTGTTCTTTATTGCTTTAGGAGCTTAATATGTTTGAGTTGTTGGGCGGTGGTGTATTGGGTAGCCTCTTCGGTGGCTTGTTTCGACTTGCTCCCGAAGTATTGAAGTTTCTGGACAAGGGCAACGAGCGCAAACATGAGCTTTCCATGTTCACGTTGCAAACCGATCTGGAGAAGATGCGTGGTCAGTTTAAGATGGAAGAGCGCTATGTTGACTATTCCGTCACGCAGCTTGAAACCATCAAGGAAGCCTTTAAAGAGCAGTCTAAGACCGCCAAAGAAGCCGGATGGTTTGTTTCCGCTGTGTCGGCTCTGGTTCGTCCCGGCATCACGTGGGCGTTGTTCTTCATGTATGCGGCTGTCAAGATTGCTGCCATCACTTTGGCAATGCAGACCGGTGGACATTGGGCTGAGATTTTGCGTCAGTCGTGGGACGTTGATGACTTTGCCATGCTCAATATGTGCCTAACGTTCTGGTTCGTTGGTCGCTCCATCGAAAAATATAACAAGCAATGAAAGAGGCTATTCAGATTGCCGGGGACGTTTTGGTGAAGCCCTTCGAGGGCTATGCCAAGCGTCTTCCCAATGGCGACTGTACAGCCTATCCAGACCCCGGTACAAACGGTGATCCTTGGACGATTGGATGGGGCTGTACTGGTCCCGACATCAAACCCGGCACCGTCTGGACTGTCGAGAAAGCACAAGCAGAACTTGACAATCATTTAATGCATTTTTGTCACGGAGTATTGAAACTATCACCCGGATTGGCTGCTGAGCCTCCGAGACGCCTTGCCGCTGTGATATCTTTCGCTTATAACTGTGGACTAGGTAACTATCGGATAAGCACGTTCAAGAAGCGCGTTGATGCCAAAGATTGGCAAGGCGCGTATGAAGAAATCTTGAAGTGGAACAAAGCAGCAGGTCGCGTCCTACGAGGGTTAACATTGCGACGAGAAGCTGAAGGAAAACTCTTACTTTAATTATGGAAACCGCTCAACAAGTAACCGAATCCGCATCTGCTGTCGTTGCCAAAGTGGCACCGCCCGTTACAGTGTCGCTTGCCACTGTTGCGGGCTTCTCTGTTTCAGAAATATTGGTGTGGGCTACGTTGCTCTACACCGTCATTATGATTGGTCACAAGCTGTACCAAATCTATAAAGAAGTAAAGAAATAGCATGATTGCACCCACTTCGCTCCGCATCATTGGTAGAGAGTTTGAGGTGAAAATGCTTGACGAATATGAAGGTCAAGTTGGCGGTGTAGACTTCCCATCGTGTACAATAAACATCAAGAGTGGTCAGCAAAGACTCTTAGAGGCTGATACAATATTGCACGAGTCGTTGCATGTGTTAGACGAAATCTTTCAACTTGGTCTAACAGAGCGTCATGTGTATTGTTTAACTGGCGGCATCATTGCCTTGTTGCGTGATAATCCAACACTGATGAACTATCTACGAGACGCAATCGACAACCCGAGAACTGTATGAAAAACTTCACTGCAAAGCAAAAAGAAATCATTGCTCGAAAGCTTGGCTACGACGGCCCGATGCAAGGCTTTGACGAATTCGTTCAAAGCTCGCCTGCGCTTGCCATGAAATATGAGATGATTAATGATAAGTACACCGAGCGCATGAATAAAGGTGGGGCAGTGATGAAATATCAAGAAGGTGGTTCTGTTGAACAGCTTCGCAGCACTTTCGACACCTCAATCTTTAGCAAGACGCCACAAGAAAAAGCGACATATTACAACTCGCTTTTGGATACCGGATATGACGACGAAACCATTCGTGCTGCTATTGGTGCTCCGTTAGATCAAAACTGGAGTGCTTTGACGAGCATGGCAAGCCAACAACGAGCGGCAGCGCCTGCTCCTTCGCCAACGCCCGCACCAGCGCCTACACCGACACCTGCTCCGTCTTCAACGCCTTCTCCAACACCGTCGCCTGCCCCTGCCTCATCTGCGACAGCCGCGCCAAAAGCAACTCGCGAACAAGTGTTAGCTGCATATCGGAATAACCCACTCGCAGAATTGACTCCGGGTGAAGAAGCAATTAATTATTGGATGCAAACAGGACTTGATTCTTTTGATCAAGTTGTTCGCGATGTTCGCGCTGCCAATCCGCAACTTGCTGCTAGTATTGATGCTGCTAGAAAAGCAACCACTACACAGTCGCCTGTTGAAAAGCTTCGTGCGTCATTCGATCAATCAATTTTCAGCAAGACGCCAACTGAAAAAGCTGCATATTATAATTCATTGCTTGCTGCGGGATATGATGATGCCACTATCCGTGAAGCTATTAATGCGCCTTTAGATGCAAATTGGGCAGAGCTACAACGAATTGCTGCCGGTTTGCGAACAAAAGCATCTGCACCTTCGCCAACGCCTGCACCATCTCCAACGCCTGCACCAGCATCTACATCGAGACTAAGCGCGGCGGATGTAGCTGGTCTTATTAGCACCACCGAAGCAGGTACAAATCCGGCAACGCAATATAGTGAAACCGGCAAGCCTTTAATGGGTGCAACATCGACTGTTATCCCGTCTCAGACAGCTATTACCGATGAAATGAAGCTTGATGCTTCTAAATATGCCGCAGCAGCGCAAGCACCAGAGGCGAAACAAACGCTTGCTGTCGGTGCTGCTGATGTAACAAAACCCACTGCCGTTGCAGGACAAACCGTTACTGCTGCTACAGCGAAACCTGCTGTTGAACAAGCAATGTTGGGTGTTGTTCCCGCCACTGGAGCGGCTCAGACCATTCAAGCAGCACAGCTTACAGAGCAGCAAAAACAAGCGGGCATGGCTCAGGCTCAACAGCTTGACAAAGCGCAACAGGCTCAATTGGCAACTCGCACTTTGCAAGAAGGTGAACTTGTTTCTGGCGCTGCTGTGGACATGCGTCGTGCCGAAGAAGCCATTGCCAAAACGCAAGCTGCACAGGGTGTTGTCACTGAAGACATGACGGTGCAGGGACAGCTTACAAAGCTTACGGCTAACTTCGATGCTAGCAATCCGCCGCCTTGGGCAGCAGGTGCTATTCGTTCTGTTACGGCTGAACTTGCTGCTCGTGGCTTAGGTGCTTCTAGTATGGCAGGACAAGCTGTTGTGCAAGCAGCACTCGAAAAGGCTATTCCAATTGCTTCTGCTGATGCTGCTGCTTATCAACAGATGGCAGCACAGAATCTGTCCAATCGTCAACAAGTTGCCATTCTGTCAGCGCAACAGCGTGCTCAGTTTTTGGGTCAAGAATTTGACCAAACATTCCAAACTCGTGTATTGAATGCAGCAAAGATTGCTGACATTGCAAACATGAACTTCACCGCTCAGCAGCAGGTGTATTTGGAAAATGCACGGCTTGCTCAGTCGGTTGATTTGGCAAATCTGAACAATCGTCAAGCCACCACTATTGCTAATGCGGCAACGCTTGCTAGCATGGAAATGGCAAACTTGAATGCTCGTCAACAAACCGCTGTTGCCAATGCTCAAAACTTCCTGCAAATGGAAATGGCGAACATGTCTAATACGCAGCAAGCTGCGTTGTTCAAGGCACAGACATTGGCGCAAGCTGCGTTGTCAGACACTGCCGCTGAGAATAGCGCTCGTCAGTTTAATGCCACGAACAA